TATGTGATAACCTGAAAGAAATCCAACTGGAAATCTATCAAACCGGAGAGGTTGTGGAGCCATGAGTTTTCATGACGATCATATACAAGAACTAATTGATGGAATAAACTTTTGTGATTATCATATCAAGCAGTATCTTGAATTACCATTTTCTGAAAGGTTTGGTCTTACAGTTAAATTTAATTCACTTAATAAAAAGAGAAGTGATCTAATTAAAGAATTGCGTTTTTTAGAGGCTGTAAGGGATTTTAAATCAAATGATAATCAATAAACTGATTAACGATAGAATTAAAAAACTCAGGATGCAGATTGTACTGGCAGAGGATTTCTTTGCCAGTGTTGCCATGATGAAGCTCAAGCAATCCATGGAATTTGAGATCGCCGCAACCGATGGGCAGATCATTGTTTATAACCCGAAGTTTTTCAAATCTATACCAGACTCAGAAGTTTTATTTATTCTTTATCATGAGTTCCTACACATCATACTCATGCATCATTTTAGGCGTCAAAAGAGAGATCCGAGACTGTGGAATGTGGCAACAGATATCGCAATCAATTTACTTATAGAAAAAACGAAAAACTGGACTGTTCCATCGTATGGAGTAATGCGTGATAGCTATTCTGGTCATGATTTTAATTGCAAAACAGCAGAAGAGATCTATGACATCTTAAAAGCAGAACAGAAGAAAAATCCACAAAATCAATCACTTAAAGACATGATTGATCAGGCCAGTGGTATGCCACTCCACGACAATGGCTCTCTATCAGATCAGCCCGACACATCAGAAGCGGCACAGGCAAAAGCGAAACAGGTTATCCAACAGACTTTAGATATCGCCGATCAGAACGCCAAGCGATCCCACTCATCTTTATCAGCCCGGATAAGAGAGGAAATCAGACATGATATCAATTTAAACGACTATCCGTGGTATATGCAACTCTTTGATCAGTTCACATCCCTGATTCATGATGACTACTCGTTTCAGCGTCCGAACAACCGCTATATTCAGCAAGGCGTCTATATGCCCATTAACTATCGCAACGCAATCCGCAAGATTGCATTTGCGATAGACACATCCGGGAGCATGAATTCGGAGCAACTTAACTTGGCCATGTCGCATATCAACGATATTGTTCAGGCAGTATCGGTCGCCACTGTCGATCTCATTCAATGTGATCTAACAATCCATCAGATTGACTCACTGTCTCAGTCCGAGTTTCAGGATCTATTAACAAACAAATTTGTAGGCAGAGGGGGTACAGACCTGCACCCTCCATTCACCTATTATGAAGAAAATCCTGACGAAGCCCCGGATGTGCTGGTCTATTACACAGATCTGGATGCCTATGCTCCACACGATGCACCCGACTATCCGGTATTCTGGGTCACAAACTCAAAACGCAACGCTAATTTCGGCACTGTTATTAGAATTTAACTTAAGGAATCTCATGTGGTTTATATTTCAATTTATCATAATTGGTTTTATAGTTCTTGTAATTTTAGATTTAATCATTGGTTGGCCATTTGACCATAGAAAATAAAATGAAAGGAGAAGAATAATGAGTGATCGTATGCATAGCAATAGTATAGAAGTTAAGAATTTTTTAGATTCCCTGGGTATTAATAGAGATAACTTGGTTGGATTCACATTAAGTTGTAGTGTTAATCAATTCGTAACTCTTGATCTTGAATATCATGTATATGACAAAGAAATCAATAATCCCACATCGATTATTAAATCGTATGAATTGGTTGAGAGAGAATAAGACATGATAAAAAAGAAACTAATATTAAATAACTTAAGCATTGAAATGACACGGCAATGTCAGCTTAGTTGCCAACATTGCCTAAGAGGTCCATCGCAGAAAAAGTATAGCACACCAAACCTTGATGCTTTAGATGATTTTCTTAAAAACATTGATTATGTTTCATCAGTTACTTTTACAGGAGGTGAACCCACACTTGTGTCATTTGTAAATTATCAATTCATTATCAACTCTTTTAAACAAGCCAAAGTAGGTATTGGCTCTTTCTACTTAGCAACAAACGGAATCAGTTTACTAAAAACACAAACAGAACAAGACTTTTATCAACTCATAAGTTTTCTTTATGCAAACTGTGATGACAATGAAGTTTCAGGAATTAAGTTTAGTAGAGATCAATTTCACAAACAAGAACTTTCGTTTGAAAAAAATAAACTGATTGATGCTAAGATAGATAAATTTACAAAACTTTTTGATGATAACTTTGTGTATGTTGATGATCGTGATAGCAATCTAATAAATGAAGGGAATGCTAAAAAACATAAAATTGGAGATCGTGAAAATTCAGTTTATTTAGAAATAGATGACAATGTTATCGATGGCGAGATTTACTTGAACTGCAAGGGGAATGTTATCGCTGGCTGCGATTGGTCATATCGCAACCAGGATAGATCTGAGCATATCATATCAAATGCTCAGGATTTTAACCTGCAAACATGTTGGAATTACCAAGTGATTCACAATCAAACCAACTGAACATCCGTTTCTTCAGTCTCAATTTCTTCATTATCAATTTCAACAATATTGGTTTCAATCTCACTTTTGATAATCTTTTCATCGGCATCGGAGATATCCGGAAGCATCTGGCGTGTAATACTGTATTGAATCAGTTTGTTGAAATGATTACTTCTTACAAAATCCATGGCTTTCTTAGAGTTATCTAAGTTAATACTCAAATCTTCCATAGAGAACTGTTTGCTTCGATTGACCTCAATTGAATCAAACAGTTCTGTCTTGTTTTGCCAGAGCAACCACAGTTTGATCACATTCAATTCCGTTTCAACAGCCTGATTGCTTTTCTGGCTTAATACCGAATTAAGCTGTTGAAACTCATATCGTAACGCCAACCCACTTGCCACTTCATTATTACTCTTACGCTGACCATGTACACCCGACAGGTGTGCAATCCGGTAAATCTCATCCGCTTTTCGATCTGTCCAGCTTAATACTGCTTCGATGGGTTCCAACACCTCAGATTCCAGCCAGTCTGGTTTGCCTTCAGCACCATGTTCGGGATCAAATTCAAGGACTCCATGGGGAGCCACCAATACATCACCCCCGCCAGCCTGAGCAATCCCTTCGCGCTGCATGGGTGTTCGGAACATGGGAAAGCCGGTAAACTTAATTGTTTCATCGCCACTGCTGATATTTCGGCAAATACTTGCAGTAATCAATGAAATCTCTTTGATATCACTAATACCCATGTGTTTGTTCGATGGGGATTTCATGTTATAACTCCAGAAAAACGGCACAACCCCAAGCGCATTCACCCCATGATCAATTAAACTCACCTCTTCAAATACCCCACCAACCTGATATCCGCGCTCGTTTACCACCCAAATCTGCCACCAATCTTTATGATAAATCAAGATAGATCCATCATCCTCGACTAATTTAACGTACTCTAACTCTTTTCTTGTTCCGAACTTATTCTTAGCATATCCCCAATCCAGAATATTCGGCGGCGTGTATGTGCTGACATAGGGATAGTTCTGGCTCTCGATCTCATCCGACATGCGCTGCATAGGAACATCACTACCGGCTTTGTTGACCAAAATCCCCACACATTCATAGACACTCACAAGCTTCTGAACTTCGTTGATATAGAGATCGAAATTGGTCCCGTTGTGATCGCAGTCCTTAAAAAAGGCTTGCCATAGCGGATCGTCTTCAAGCCCACCCAACACACGAGTGGCTGGTTTTTCAGTCAGATAGAAGTTGAATAGATCCACAATACTGGTGGTGTAGTTGAAGTTGCACCCCTCATCCACGCGGTTCTTCCAGTTTGCAAAACTCTCTCGCGAATTCTGTTTTAAGACATGTTTAATAAACGGCATGCCACCCTCGTAAGCAAGCCCCCAAAAATTCCAGTCATCAATCTTCTTCTTGTAAATCGGATGCTCGCGTAAAAGCTCATCTCGTGTCATGCCATATCCCTCCAGGTAATTTAAAATTTATTTTTATTTACTTCCAAAACTTCATGCCACTGCTAACAAGTTTATACTTATTGTTCCACTTTAAAAACTGAGTGATACTGTCCACGATATCATCATGCTTCCATAATGGGAATCGCGCAAGTTGTGTCTCGGTTTCAAACAGCCACCGTGATTGTCTGGGAAGTCCGACTAATCCAGACTCAATCAATGGCACCACTTCTTTAAGCCTCTCCACTTTATTCTTATGGGGTACAATACCAATGACCGGAATCCGGGTATTGGCTTTCAAGTCCTGAAGCAAGCTGATACCGGAACCCTTGTCTTCGATAATGATCTGAACGATGTAATCCGAGAACTGACTCCAGTATCGGTGTCGTTCAAGCACTGCTTTATACAACTCCGGATAACTCACCCGCTTGTTAAACACGTCAATAAGTAAATTCTTATTATTTTCAATAGCCCAGACAGTCAATGCAGTCGGATCATGCTGCGCAAGTTTTTTCTGCCCAGTATCAAATGACATGATGATTCGCTTGTATCGTTGTTGATATTCCAGATCAAATCGGTGAAACCAGTCCAGTTCAACCATCCCACCGCTTTTGGGTGTTGGTCGTTGCTGATACAGAGCATTAAAGTCCAGACTCCCCAGTGTTTGCTTGATCTTCCCCAGTGTACCAACATCATACTGATCCGGCCATAACGCCTCACCCAGTTCCCTGCTTAATATATCCTTACCAGTTTCATCACTCACATCCTCACAGATCGCCGGAAAGTTGACCACATCCCAGTTCTCATGCTGGTGATGATCGAGTAAATACCCGGCAATATCGTCATATGCCCATCGGGTCATGATCAATACGATCTTGCCACCAGGAGCCAGTCGGGTATAGGCAACGGTATTGAACCACTCTTGGAGTTTTTCTTTGGAAGTCTCGGTGAGATCTTCCCTGTTTTTAATTAAGTCATCTAAGATCAACCATTTGGCACCACGACCGGTCAAGCCCTCGCCAGCACCCACTGCAAAGAATTCCCCACCACTCAATGTTGTGATCTTGTGTGCCGACTTAGAGTCTGTACTGATCTTACAGTTGGGAAATACAGCCCCAAACTCAGGGCTAATGACCTGATTTTTGACATTACGCCCGACATCTCCCGCACGATCACTACTGTATGTGCCAAAGATGATGTTCTCACCTGGGTTTCTACCAATGAGCCATGCCGAAAAATCGATGGATGCGAGTTTTGTCTTAC